CTTCACAACGAGGAATAGAGCAAACTATTTCTCCTAGTGCCAGAGCACTCTACAGGGATAAACAGATAACTGGAACAATGCAAGATAAGGCAGGTCAGGCGTTAGAATCAAACGCTAATCGTGCTGTCCCAAAAGCAGTGGCACAGGTTCAGGCTACAGAAAATATTGGGTATCAGTCTGTAAGAGACGGGGCGAAGTCTCAAGATGTTCAGGATATAGTCAACAGAAGTTTCTTGACAGAGCCTGTAAAAGCCACTGAAGGATCGTACAAAGGCCTCATAAAGGACAACAAACTACAAGGGACTTACGAGAGGTCAGGAAGAGCAGCCCCTGTTACTGATAAAGATTTAGACATCATAGACCAACACGTTAGGACTGTGTGGAAGGACAGAAAAGACAGGAGTATAAGTGAAACACCTACGGCAGATATAAGGATAAAAAACCCCGGCTCTGGAGATCAGGTAACAGGATCACACAGGTTAGACTTCTTCCAGAAAAGTAAAGTCTTTTCTACCATGAACAGTCTGTACAAGAAAAACTCTAAACCAACGGTTGAAGAAACGTGGTCTCATTTAAAAGAAAGTAATTTAAAGCTACACCCAAAGTCTAAGACTTTAGAGGACGCACGTAAAAACGGAATATGGGTAACAGGGTCTTTTACCGGAAACGCTATAACAGAGGGCGGAGTAAACTTTATAGCTAAGGTTAGTCCAAGCGGAAGGGTAATGGCTGTCATCTCGGACGAACATAACTTTCTAGAGAAAATACCGGCGGTAGGTAGAGTGCTGGAGGATGCCTTGCCTAACAGGTCACTCTCTGTTACTCCTCCGATGCACTTTGACGTAAAAAAGACCAAAGAAACTATTAAGGATACTCAGCCTAAAGACAAGAAAAACGTGACGCAGAGCTTGCAAAACATAGTAGACGCTACACCTGATCCTGCCCTGCTGAGACAAGAAAGGAAAGTTAGTACAGGCGCGGGTATGATTGGTGCTGGTATGTTGACAGGAGATGAAAAAGGGAGCCGAAGCTCCCAGTAAGTTACAACTCACAGTTGTTACCTGTACAGGCCAGTTGTTGACTACCCTCGGTCATATCGCTGGCCTCTTCTATATCCCACGATATTTCCTTCGGGAAGTCCTTCACTAGTTTCTTGTACGTAGCCATATCAATAGGTTCATAAGGAGCCTGTTGGTACGTGTGGTCTGAGTAAGGCAAGAACGAGATACCGCTGATCTTGTCAAACTTGTTGTACAGCCACTGTCCCACCTGAAGAAACTCATTGTCCCGGTAGTAGCAAGTCATAGAAGGCTTGTGCTCACACCAGTAGTCCTGATATATCTCCCATAGCTCTAGTTGCTCCATAGCACCCATCTCAGAGGCTGTCACAGCGCCGTCAGGAGCCTTCATAGGGAAGGAGAATACCTTGGTAGTAGGTGACGTTACATCGGTCTCTACGGGCACTCCAGCGGCTTCTAGGACGCTACACAGAGGGTCACGAGAGTCAGCTCTCACGCGTCGAATGTACTGTTGTGCGTATCGCGGGTGAATCCCTGAAGCAGAATCCACAAGCTGGCTGACAGTACCGGAGGGCTTAACAGCAGTAATAGCAGCAGAAGTATTAATCCCAAGTCTATCAGACCATACTTTATTCGTAGCGATAGCTTCCTCACGTAACGCCGTAAGCCACTTCTTAAGTTTCGCATTGTCCTCTCTCCCTGACAGCAGTGGGTGATCCATAATCCCTGTCAACGACACACCGAGTAACGCCTCCTCTTCCGTGTTAGTCTTCCATATCTTACGTAGGTACCGGAAGTCTGTCAGCGTAGCCTGAAGAGTTCCAAGGATAGTCGCAACACGTACTTTTCGTTTGAGGTCTGCGAGACTATCGGTTGGCCTGACAACAACTTCCGATAGATTACAGAACTGGTACGGTCTGAGGATGATCTCCGAGCATGGATTAGTTCCAAAATCATAGGTAGCATCTCGTCGCTCATTTCTTGCAGCTTGCTTTTGACTAGCAACCCTGCTGAACATTCCTCGTTCTCCTGAGTAGGACTCATATAAACTTTTCCACTCATCTAAAAAGGCTGGGAAGTCAGGCTTCTCTGTGTAGCAAGCACTGTTGTTTGCAAGACCACGTTGTGGATTATCTACCCACCACTGTCCTGACTTGCATCGTCTGATTCTATCATCTGTAAGGTTAGACAGACTGATAAGGGCACTTCTTCGGACACCGCCAACGACAACGATCTGTGCAATCTTACAGCAGAGATCGTGACATTCGATGGAACTAAGCCTTCGTCCAGCAGCGCCCCGAAAGACTTCAACGGTAAATCGGAACAGATCCTCAAGAGGCTCAGGCCCAGACGCTCTGCCGCCAAAGGTTCTGAGGGTGGCACCTGCAGGTCGTACTCCAGAGACGTCCCACTTTGGAAGCTGACCACTATAGAGCATGGCAATAAGTTCCCTATAGGCTTTGGCCCAGCCAATTTTTGAGTCCGAAACGTGTATACAACTGTCTGTGTCATGGAACTCCTCCGCAATCTCTGGTAGTTTTGAAATGTACTGACGCTCGACACTGAACCCTACGCCTGTGCCGCACATGAGCACGTACATCATTTCATCAAACGCTTTGGGGTGATCTATGGGCAGGTAGCTACAGTTGAATCCAGCTACGTTGTCACGGTCGAGTGCTTCGCCTGCTGTCATCAGTGCTCGCATCGAAGGCATGACGTCTAGGTCATGTATTGATTTGAATATCTCTGACACTTCGAAGTCATTCAGGTCAGCACGATCTACCCAGTAGTTGACGTATCGGTTGACTGTTTCTTCCCAAGTCTCACGGCGCTGCTCCGTAGGTAAGTACCTAGCGTAACGAGACTTGTGTATGTATTGTTGGTATGCGTCCATTAGTTCTCCTAGTCTTCACTCAGTATCACTGCTGTGGCTTTTGATAGAAGGAAGTGTACTCCTTCTGGATAAGGTCGGCTAGACGCTATCTCAAACATCTCACCTCTGTCGTACATAATAACTGCGCAGTCAATTTCTTTGCCTTCTTCCTCGTACTGCATCGCTTTTACTGCGAAGAGAGACAAAAACTCTGATGCGCTTATCGGCTCCTCTTTGTCTTTACCGAATTTTCCCTCCACTACTTTCATAAGTTAGCCTCTATCAGACGCTCAAGGTACCACTTTGCTTTCCGAAGATCCTCTACGCCGTTCTTGTACTCATAGCGCCACACGTACTTAAATATGTTGCCTTTGAGATAGCCCTTGAACTCTGGCTTATCCATAGACTCCTGTATCGCCTCAATGCACTCCACGTTGCCTGTGTTATAGTGATGTGGCCTAGAGACTATGTCCCACTCTTCTGGTGTTGCTTCGTCTATTGAGCGTGGGAAAGAAGTGTTACGATCAGATTTAGTATTCATGCTCTTCCTCCATTAAGTCTTCTTCAAATTGATCTAGTCGGTTGATTAACTTATCTTCAAACCTATCCAGTAGTTCTTCTGCTGTGATCTGGAGTCCTTCCAGAAGGTCATCAGGGTCATACACCTTTAGAATCCTCTCTTTAATTTCCTCTAGCGTTAGCATACTCAATCAACTCCTCCAAAGTATCTATAGTATACCACTTTATTGCGTGTTTGTCACACCATTCTGCCATTGTTAGTTTAGCACCCTTGCGTACTTTCTGGTTAGGTTTCATAAGCACGAACACTAACTCATTGAAACTCGGTAGGCAGTCCTTAATCGCCTTATACTTTTGTGTGTCTCCTTCTCTAAAGAAGCCTTTGCACTCCACAAGTACTCCGTTAGGATGTAGGAAGTCCGGCGTGTAAACTCTAGGTACTTGGTAACTAAACTTTTCTGACTCATAGGTAAAACCCTCTCGCTGTAGTTGTGCGTTGACGTTCTGTTCAAACTCAGACCTAAAGTTCCCTAAGCGGGATTTCCGGGACTTTCGGCTCATTGAATACCTCTACTAAATATCTTGGCCCTGATGAGTACGCGAAGGCTCTTACGGAAGGCCAGCATACCGTTTTGTAAGTACAGTAGGAGCAACCTACGGCGAGTTTCTGGTTTCCACTCTTTCCATCGTCGATAGGCTCGTAGCACACGCTTGGTGGGTGAGGCTGCTCCACTAGCTTTTTTATGTGGTCAATTCGTTCTCCTATGTCGTAGCCGATTAAGTCGTGAACAGGTGCCTGTGTGTCCTCTGAGTCGTACAGCAGGTACGTTAGGTGTCCGTTCTGTTTGTCCATTGCTAGCCACCCGAACTTTGTTTCACCTTCGGCGTGAGCGTAACCCTTGATCTGTCCTACGTAACCAAAGGGGTCATCGTAGGCCAGTGTCCCGTCCTTAAACTTCTTGAAGCCATAAGTAGAAGTGCTCTTGATGTCAGTAACTACACCGTCAATCTTGCAGTCCATAGAACCTTTGATTCCGTTGACTTCACACTTCTTCTGCTCATCAGTAACCTCGTGTCCAGAGAGCCTAGTGAGGAACAGAAGCATCTCTTCGATCAGGTGTCCGTACATGAACTTGACGTAGGTGTTAGGTGTCATCTCCTCTTGTACGTCCGGGTTGTTAACTACGTTCCAGAGGAACCTGTCGTTACGTCCGATGTTGGACATACGTAGCTTCCGTCCGTCACGTTCTTCTGTGAACAGGTTAGTCATTAGTCGCTTACAGTTTTCACCGAAGCGGTCTATCTCTGCTTCTAGATCAACACCCTCTGGTACGTCTTTTGAAGAGACTACCTTGTATATGT